GGGACAACATTCAGGCAAGCAATGCGGGAACGAGTTGGAAAGACGAGTGGTTTACGATCCTGTTTTCTGTGCCGCTGTGCATGGCTTTCATCCCAGAGGCTGTGCCTATTGTCAGTGCTGGGTTTGACGTGTTGGAAGATATGCCTGATTGGTACAAAGCATTCTTAGGTGCGGCTGTTGCAGCTTCTTTTGGAATAAGAACACTGACTAAGTGGGGGAATAAGTAGTGGCCAGAGTTAGTGGATTGTTTGACCAATACTTGCCAACAAGTAATGCGCTAGAGCCCCGAGACTTTACTAATCCACGGGTTAGACCTACACCTGCGCCAGAGCCTACAACACCTGTTATTGTACCTACGACACCAACGACACCTACTACAGAGCCAACTACGCCTACTGTAACGCCCAGAGACTTACTGGACGCTGCTGAAGAAGGTACGCCTGTTACTGCTCCTTCAAACGACACAGTGTACGAAGGTGACAACAGACCTACTTACATCAAAGAACGTACCAACATTACAGCAGAGCAGTACAATCAATTCTTAGCTGAGTTTGATGATGCTGTAGCACAAGCTAATGTAAACTACCGTCAAGCTACTTTAGTAAAGAACATAGAGCGTGAAGCTGGTGCGTCTTTTGATCCTGAAAGCTCTGTTTTAGAAAACCAACAGCTACAGAACCAACTGTTTGAAGAAGCTGTAAGTGGCATTGCTGAGAAGTACGGTGTACCACTAACGTACACTACTAAAGGCGGAGAGACTTGGCAGTTAAACAACAACGGTAAGTACACTCGTGTTAGTGAGGTAGGTGGGTTTGACGACTACTTAAAAGCAGCCGTTAAAGTTGGTTTGACAACAGTGGCAACAGCAGGTGTTGGAGCTGCTGTAGCAGCTGGTCTTGGTGCAGCGGGTGTGTCACAAGGTGTTGCTAATGTTATAGCTGATATTGTTGTAAATACAGCAGCCAGTGGTGGGGATATTAAGCAAGGGCTTGTTAGTGCATTTGCGCCTACTGGTGAGTTAGAAGAAGCTAGAGAGTTTTTAGATTATTTTCCAGATGGTCTTGAAGGTTTGTCTGATGTAGCTCGTACTGTCTACGACACAGTTAATGCAGAGACAGTTCCAGTTGTTACACCAGACACTACAATTACATTAGACCCCAATCAAGATACTCCTATTGAAGTAGATCAAGACACTAACACAGTGACTGTTGGTGTACCTGAGCCTACAGAACCTGTACAGCCTACAGATACTGGAGAGGTTGGTGGTGGTGGTGGAGGAGGTCAGCCTGAGACTCCAACAACTCCAACAACTCCAACAACTCCAACAACTCCAACAACTCCAACAACTCCAACAACTCCAACAACTCCAACAACTCCAACAACTCCAACAACTACAACAACTACAACAACTACACCAGCAGAGCAAGATGTCTTTAACCCAGAACTTCCTTGGATCTATCAAGGTGATGGTGTTTTTGTTCATGGTAAAACAGGTGAAACTAAAACTGAAGACGTTACAGAATACGATCCTTATGTAATTGGTGAAGGCTATGGCACTGGTGAAGATCCTATGCCAACCACACCAGACAGCGGTCAAGACACTGTAGAGGAAGAGGTAGACTCAGGAGACTTGTTCGGGAATATCGGAGATATTTTTGATAGTACTGTTGATGATACTCCTGACACAACTCCTACTCCTGTAGAGACGCCTGTTGAACAAACTCCTACAGAGACTCCTACAGATACAGGAGAAAGTGGTACAGGTACTGGAGACGGCACTGGAGACGGCACAGGAACTGGTACAGGAACTGGTACAGGTACAGGCGATGGCACTGGTGACGGTACTGGAGACGGAACAGGAGGTGGTGGTTTATTTGGATTTGGAGGAGGGGGAAAGTCTCCAATAACTCCAGAAGCTTTTATGGCCTCTATAGCCTTCAATCCACAACTTTTAACACCGTATATGCCACGACAATCTAAAGACTACTTAGCTGAATTAATAGCGAGACTACAACAATGACATATTTGGAACTGGTAAACAAAGTCTTAGTCAGACTACGTGAAAGCACAGTAACCACAGTAAATGAAAATGCCTACTCTAGTTTGGTAGGTGAGTTTGTTAATGATGCTAAAGACTTTGTAGAGAATGCTTGGGATTGGAGTGCTTTACGTTCAACTACAATAGTAACAACGTCTGCTTTTGATCTTGGCAATTACACTCTATCAAATGTTAATCAGGCTTCTGAAATCAAATCTGTATTGAACGATACTTCAAACGCTTTTATGAAGCAACAAAGTAAAGATTGGTTTGATAAACAAACATACTTTAATGATCCTGTTGTTTATGGCTCTCCAGCTTATTACCAGTTTAATGGAGTACTGGCAAACGGGTCTGCTATTCTTAAAGTATATCCACGTCCTGACGGTGTTTATAATTTAGTAGTTAATTCAGTGTCAAGAACTGACGACTTAGAATCAGACAACTCTAGTGTAATCTTGCCAACTAAACCCATCATTCATTTAGCTACAGCGTTTGCAGCTAGAGAGCGTGGAGAGACAGGTGGAACTTCAGCACAAGAACTGTTTGCTATTGCTGATAAGTCTTTATCTGACGCTATAGCAATAGACGCTAACAGACACCCAGAAGAACTTGTATATGTGGCGGTGTAACTATGGCACAACAGCTACAGAATATTACAATTAGAGCACCAGCCTTCAAAGGACTGAACACACAGGACAGTCCCATTGATGGTGATCCTTCCTTTGCGTCCGTTGCTGACAACTGCATTATTGATCAGTATGGTCGTATTGGTGCACGTAAAGGCTTTGAAACTTTAACAGATGACGTTACTGATTTAGGTGGTGAGTCTATTGTTGTCATGGCTGAGCTTGAGGAGACTGACGGAACACGTACAGTTTTATCAGCAGGTAACAATAAACTCTTTACAGGAACTGCTACACTCACTGACGTTACTGGCGCACACACAATCACTGACGACAACTGGCAGATGGTTCCGTTTAATCAGGACATCTACTTAGTACAAAGCGGGTACAGTCCTCTAGTGTACAACGGTACGTCTGTAGTGGCCATAGGAAGCCACACAGGAGCTTCTGGGACTGCACCACAGGCTAACTGTGCCTTAGCTGCTTATGGTCGTATGTGGATGGCTGACACGGCTACGGACAAGTCTACAGTGTACTGGTCAGATCTATTGATTGGTGCAGCGTGGTCTGGTGGTACGTCAGGCTCTATCAATATTTCTAAGGTCTGGCCTGATGGCTATGATGAGATTACTGCCTTAGCTGCACATAATGACTTCCTTGTTATCTTTGGTAAAAGATCAATCATTCTTTATCAAGGTGCTCAGTCTCCTGCAACTATGGCGTTAGCTGATACAATCAACGGTATTGGTTGTATTGCTAGAGACTCTGTTCAGCCTACAGGTACTGATCTAATCTTCCTGTCACACGTAGGTGTTCAGTCACTCGGTCGTGTTATTCAGGAAAAGTCAGCACCAATGCGTGACATTAGTAAGAATATTCGTAATGACTTATTCTCCGCAGTGTCTTCGGCAGGAGTCAACATAAACTCTTCATACAGTGCAGAGAATGCTTTTTACTTATTGAACTTCCCAACACTAAACACACTCTACTGCTTTGACACTAGAGGTGCTTTGGAGGATGGTACTCTTAGGGTTACACGTTGGCCTAACACAGAATTCAAATGTTTCCTACGTAGAGACAACGGTGACTTTTTAATAGGTAGTGCATTAGGTATTGGAAAGTACAATACTTACTATGATAATGGTGAGTCATACTTGATGGAGTACCTGAGCAATTCATTGTCCTTTGGTGATGCTTCCCGCACTAAAATCCTAAAAAAGATTAAACCAACTCTAATTGGTGGGTCAGGTACTGTAGCTAACATTAAGTGGTCTTATAACTATTCTGATAACTATACAGGTCAGGCTATAACTTTAGGTTCTAGTGTACCTGCGTACTTTGGTACTGCTCAGTACAACATAGGCACATACTCTGGTGGTATTAAAATCAACACACCCAATGTAAACTCGACAGGTAATGGAACAGTGGTTAATGTAGGACTTGACATACCTATTAATGGTACAGAGTTTTCAATACAGGAATTAAACATACAAGCTTTAGTAGGTAGGATGCTATGAGTGATTACAACTATACAAATGTCTTTCAAAATAAAGACTCAACTAACGCTGTTATTCTCGGTAGTGAGTTTCACACAGAGTTTGACAAGATTGAGGTGGCTGTCAACAGTAAAGCCAACTCTGCTAGTGCTGTCCTAACTGGAACAACTAATGTTGAACAATTAACAGTGTCAGGGGCGGTGACTATGACGATTGATGGAGGTACTTACTAATGGCTGCTGTTTGGACAGATGCAAACGGAGTAGTGCAGACTGAGAAGTCTCCTAATGCTTTAGCTTTGAATCGTAATACTGTTAACCCACAGATCTTACAACAACAAATATCTGCAAATGCACCATTAGGTGCTGCAGGTGCTGCGGGTGCTGCAGGTGCTGCAGGTGCTGCGTCTTCTACAATTTTTGATAATTTCTGGGATGCCTTAAGCAATCTCAATGTAGGATCTACTTTAGGTGGTCTTTTGTCAGGGGCTGGTTACTACAACCTGATGAATGATCTTAAGAGCTTTGGACAGCAAGCGCAAACGAGCGCTGAAAGTATAGGAACTACAGCTGCTCAAGATACTCGCTTTGTACCGTTTACTGTTACAGGCGCTACAGGTGGAAATATTGCTACTACTTCTGAAGGTAGTACTACAATGACCCTATCACCCGAAGAGCAAGCAATACAAGACATGCTCTTCGGTGGTGCTAGTCAGTTTTATCAACAGGCTCAAATGCCTATTGCACAGACTGAACAGGACATCTACAACCGTATGTTGCAGGTTGCAGCTCCTGAGAGGGAACGTCAGCAACTTGCTCTTGAGGAAAGGCTAGCAGCACAGGGTCGTCTTGGAACGTCCTCAGCAGCTTATGGTGGCGCTACACCAGAGCAGATGGCACTGGCTACTGCACAACAAGAACAGCTCAATCAGTTAGGTTTACAAGCACGTAATCAAGCTCTAGCAGAACAACAACAAGCTGCTGGTTTAGGTCAAGGAATGTTAGGTGCTGCTTACATGCCTCAGTCTAACCTACTTAATATTCTACAAGGTGGCTTAGGTACTGCTGGTCTTGCTGATGTTGCACGTAGACAAGCTGCACAGATTGAAGCAGAAGCTGGTATGGGTGGTCTTGATGCTTACTTACAAGCAATGCTAGGCAGAGGTAACTTAGGTGCTCAAGGTATTGCAGGACTTGCGGCACTTCTGGGAGGCCAGAAGAAAGGTGAAGGTCTGTTTGGTGATTTAGATCTTGGAAAGCTGTTCGGATTTTAATAGGAGACTAACATGGCATTAGGATTTTCAAGTGGTCTTCTGACAGGACTACGAACATTTGGTCAGGGCGGTGGAATACCTGCTGATCCACGTCAGCGTGATCTTATGCAAGCTGCTGGAGTAACTAACCCGTTGCTTCAGCAGTTTGGTAAGAGCTTAGGTGGTATGTTTGGTGTTGAGACACGCAGTCCTGCTGCTATTCAACAGGCTCAGGAAGAACAAGCTAAAGCAAAAACTCAGGGGCTTATCCTGTCTCAAGTAGAAGCATCTACAGCTTTGACTCCTGCACAGAAAGAGACGTATGCCTCTATGATCCGTAGTGGAGACATTACTGAACAGCAGGTTTTACAGGTGCTCGGTCAAGCAGAAGAGAATAAAGCAAAGCAGTCTCAAATATCAGCAATTAAAACTAATCTATTAGATCAAGGCTTTACAGAAGAACAACTAGCAAACTTATCTGATGCTCAAATTAGAGACTATGCTAAGTCAGTTATAGATCAAGAACGAGCACAAGCACAAACTATGGAAGGTGCTGCTGCTTATATGGAAACTCTTAATCTTGATCCTGAAATAAAAGAACAAGCAGGTAAGGTTATTGCTAGTGACAAATGGACTAAGCTTACTTCTGCTCAAAGAACAGAGTATTTTAAAAGGCAGCAAGACGAATCTAAAAGAAGAAAAGATATAAGCAATATCACTAAAATGATTGAGTCTATGCCAGAAGGTGAGGCAAAGAAAGAAGCTCAAGCTTCCTTACAAGATTTAGAGAACGGGTTTGTTACTGCTTCTTCTTTAAGAAATCAGATACGTGCTAAGAAAGATTCATCAATCACAGAAACAACTACTGTTGTACAGCTTGAAGATGGTTCGTATGCTAAGGTTGCTAATCAAAAAGTAGGCAAAGATACTCTTAAAGTTTATTGGGATTCAACAGCTAACGAGTACAAGCCCGTTACAGCTGAGATGCTTAAAGGTGAAAAGAAAGTAGAAAGTAACTGGCCTTCAGCTACAGCTGTTAAGTACGTAGAAAATCTAGTACTAGCAGGTGAGGGAGAAGATGTTATTTCTCGTTATGTTGCTGGTTATGATCCTTTGTTTTTTGGTGATTATAGAAAAACTCCAGCACAAGCTTTAGATAATAAAATGGAATTAGCTACCGTAGCTGATAAGCTTAAAAAAGAAGGTAAGAATCCTGAAGAAATTAAGCAAGGTTTAATTGATTACATTAACAGTAAAGATTCTACTTCTCAAGATAGTAACGATGTCTTAAGCGAAGCTGATAAAATTATACAAGGATAGAGCTAATGGCTACAGCCGAACAGTATGCTGAGTGGATTGTAGCAAATCAGGAAAAGAAAGGTACTCCTGAGTTTGATACAGTTGCTAAAGCTTATCAACTAGCTAAACAACAAACTACTGAAGCGCCTCCTACACAGAGTGCTGAGCCTGTAGAGCCTTCCTTTGTAGAGCGGTTTAACTATGCTCGTAAGTCTGCAACAGATCTTGTCGAGAATCTTCAGACTACTCTTAATGTAGGTTTAGGCGGTGCTGAAGTCAATCCCGTAGATGAAATGGATTGGATTACTCCTGAAGAATATCTTGAGGAGGGTATTGACTACACCCTGAAAGAGAAGATGCAACGCTTCTCTGCTTACCGTCAGTCTCTGATTGATGCTGAGTATCAAGACGTTGTTCAGTACAACCAACTAAGAGCACAACAAGCAGAGCAGCAAGCTAAAGAAACTAAGACAGCGATGGATAAGTTCCTTGAAGGGGATTTGTCTGGTGTCTATAAAGCTGTAGCTGAAGCAGACTACGGACAGCTAGCAGGAACTTTAATAGGCTCTACAGCTCCTGAAGAATTAGCTATAGCTCCTTTAAAAATACCTTCAATGATGGCTGCTGGTGGTTTGTTAGGGGGTGGTACAGAAGCTACTAGACAGCTCGCTACAGGTGAAGATGCTGACTTAGGTAGAATAGGGGTTGCTACTGCTATTGGTGCAGTTGCTCCTCCTGCTTTGATAGGCGCAGGTAAAGTAGCAGGTGCTGGAGCTAAGCTGACTAAGACATCAGCAGAGAAGATTGCTAAAGCCTACGGCACAAATGTCAAGCCGCTTGTAGAATCTACTACAGCAAAGGTAGAGGCTAAGCTCAAAAATAAACCAGTTAGTGCTGTAATCAACAGAAGAGCCAACGAAAAGATTACTAAGATCGAAGAAGACATGGCCGTCATCATGACCAAAGAAGGTGTTGATGGGATCACAGCTATGGACAGAGCACTCAAGAAAAACGGTGTTGACTCTGAGGGTTTAATTACACTAGACAAGACAGGTACTCGAAAGATTGAAGTACCCTCTCCTGAACAAGCAGCGATACTTGCTCGTAATGTTGAGAATCGTAGAGGAAAAATAGGTAGAGGTCGTGATTATATTATACGTCCTGTCTCCTCTGCTCTAAGAGAGATGAATGGTACTGTTTATAATGCTATGAAGAAAGCAGAACTTCAGAAGTTGAAGCTGTCTGCTGATGCCTTCGACACCATCGGTGTCATGGCTACACGCATCAAAGCATTAAGCACTGAAGACGCTTCAGACCTTGCAGCCGCTTTATTCAATGGCAAGTTAGACGTAGCAAAAGAGATAGCTAGTAAAGCAAACAACGGTCTTGACCAAAGCGTTTCTAATGTACGTAATCTACTGGACACTCTACATAACAACTTAGAGAAGACAGGTCTCGATGTTAAGTATCTTGAGAATTACTTTCCTCGATATGTTAAAGATCTAGACGGGCTTAGGAAAGCCATAGGCAGCAAAGGAAGTACTGCTCTAGACAGGATGCTAGATGCTACTGCTAAAAAGCAAGGGCTTGTTCATAGGGATTTGTTGTCTCAAGACGACATCGCTACAACAGTGGCTAAATATATGAGAGGGACATCTCCAGAACAAGGCTCTCGTTTAAAGTCAGCTCGTATTATTGAACAACAAGAGCGAGAGTTCTTTGCTAACTACTACGAAGACCCTGTCGAGTCTCTAGCGCGTTACACTACCAAAGCTCTAGATGAGATTGCTAAGCGTAGGTTCTTCGGTAACGAAAGCTATACTGTAAAAGACGGTGTGTTTGATATTGATGGTACGCTGTCTAATTATGTAGCTAAGAACCTACTTGACAAGAAGATGTCAACACAGGAAGTTGCTGATATGAAGCTGCTTCTTAAGGCTGTGTTTGATTCTCCTCAATCTAATAGTATTGCAGCGGGTATAAAAGATCTTTCTTACCTTGCTACTCTAGGACAATTAAGCTCATCTTTGATTCAACTAGGTGACGTAGGGACTGTCGCGTTCCTTAATGGTATGCGTCCTACTATTGAAGCAATGATACAGAAGTTTACTGGTAAGTCTGCATACAAGGTATCTGACATTGGTCTTTACAATAAGATACAAGCAGACATAACTAAAGACGGTTTAGGTAAATGGCTAGACAGAACCTTTAAGTTTACTGGCTTTGCTAAACTTGACAGGTTTGGTAAAGAAGTAGCTATGAATGCGTCTGTAAACAAGTGGGCTAAGAAAGTTAAGACAGAAGCAGGTGTGAGAGAGTTCACTGAGAAGTGGGGTGATGTGTTCGAGGGAGATCTTTCTAAGATTGTAGGAGATCTACAGGCGGGAAGAAGAACACCAGACACAGAGTACTTAGCCTTCTTAGAACTGTCGCGCATTCAGCCAGTGACTAAGAGTGAAATGCCTTTAGGTTATCTTGAGAATCCTAATGGAAGAATACTATATACTCTGAAGTCTTATGCTCTAAAGCAGCTTGATCTTCTTAGAGAAGAAGTAATAAAAGACTTTAAGGCTGGTAAAATAGCTGCGGGAATACAGAAGTCTATATGGCACGGCATGACAGTTGGTCTTGCTAACGCTACTGTACAGACAGCTCGTGATGCTCTGCTAGGTAAGGATGTTGATGAGGGTACGTTTGGTGATGAGTTTGCTAACGCATATACGACACTCCTATTCATGAGTCGTTATGATCGTGAGCGTTATCTTGAGCGTGGGGATATCTCTGGATTCTTTGGAAACCAATTAACTCCACCTGCTTTTGATATTGTTGTGCAGGGCGGTCTAGCTGCTGGCTCTTTACCTTTTGCAGGACAAGATTTAGAATCACAGCTGTCTGGAAAATCCATAGAAGACAAGAAAAAAGCTATAGAAAAGTTTGAGAAGACTGTAGTGAGTAAGATACCTATTGGTGGTGAGTTAGTATACAACCAACTAATGGGAGGATCTGAAGCCTACAACGAAGATCTACAGAAGAAACGTATAGCAGAAAGAAAGAAAGCTTTAGGGTTCTAAAATAAAGGGGACAATTAAGTCCCCTTAGTTTTATCAGGCTATCTCACACGCGCCTCCTACACACGCTAACTCTTGAGAGCCTTCTGTCACGTCACTAGCTTCATTCAAATCCCAGCTCACTGTCTCTGGTATTGCCTTCACTAGCTCGTTGTATCGCTCTTCCGTAATTGCCTCATATGGTGCTTGCTCATAGGTATGATCAGAGTAAGGCAGAAAGCTAACACCACTAACACTATCGAAATTATTATATAACCAGTTACCAATAGCAAGGTACTCGTCATCTCGATAGTACACTGTAATAGACGGCTTATGCTCACACCAGTGCTCCTGATACATAGTCCACAACTCAAGCTGCTCTAGCCCTGTCTGGTCTCCAGCGATCACAGCGCCCTCTGGAGCTTTCTTAACGAAGGAGAATACCTTGGTAGTGGGTGATAAGTTATCGTTCTCTACAGGAACTCCTGCGGCCTCTAGTACACTACAGAGTGGGTCACGGCTATCAGCCCTAACACGCCTAATGTAAAAAGGACTAAATCTCCCGTGAATACCAGAAGCACTGTCCACCAACTGTGAGACTGTACCAGATGGTTTAACGCATGTGATTGCACAGCTTTGGTTGATACCCAACTTCTTAGCCCATTCTTTATTGGTTGCAATAGATTCATTCTTTAGATCCTCTAGTATCTCTGACAGTGGTCTACGCTTACCGTTGTC